ATTACATAATTTTTAATTTTTGTATAATATGTTAACTAAAAGAAATAAAAAATTATTAATGAATAGTTAATAATTTTTATATGTATTTACTTATTTATATATTTTTGTTATCCATATTTTATACTTTTTGCATACATAATGTTTTTTCAAGCCATTTTTCTTTTATAGCATTTGACACACACACAATATGATGTTTTTCATATTGTTCTGGAGAGTCATAATAAAGTGTAAGTGGTTCTCTTCTTTTGGGACGACACGTAGTAAGACTTACTTTAAAGAGAAGATCTTCATCTTTACTACCAACTTTAATATTATATGCAAGTCCAGTGATTGCATTTCTAGCTAGAGATCCGTATGGTCCTGAACCATAATTGTCCACCGTGATATACTTACGATACTTTCCGTCAATCCACACATCGTTAAATAAAACACTATGCTTTTCATAATATTTATCTAACTTTTTAAGAGCATCTAAGGATTCTTTTTGTTTTAATCTTAACTCTACAGATGCTTCGTCGTCAAATTTGTTATCTATTAGGTCTTCGTAATACATTTTAATTTTATATATTTTAATATAATATTTCTTTATATTATTTTAAAATATATATTACTATTTTACACATTTCAGTTGATCAATTTCATTTGTTAGTTGTTTAATTTTTTTAAGAAGTTCATTAATCAATACATTTTTTTCTGATAGTTTTTTTTCATATTCGTCGCGAATAGTTTCAACATCTTTTATAGGACTATACAATGATAATAATTTTTGACGTGATTCTAACATTTTATTATGATCTTCTATTTTTTTAGCTCTTTCTTTTTCCATTTTTTTGATTTGTTCTAATAATTCTGGTTTATTTTCTGGTCTTCCAGGATCATATTGTTCCAGAAGATTATTCATATCATACATATAAAATTGTTTTAAAACTGGGTCTTTAACAAAATCATCAACATTATAAGGTGACATAATTATTTTTGTACTTTCAGGATTTTCTAATAATTTTTCTTTATTCAGAGAATTATGTTTATGAGAAAAAACTAAAATAGTTTTTAATGAATTCAATTGAATTAAAGGTATATTATATCCTTTTGTAAATTTATTTTCTTCTGCAAAAGCCAAGTTATCGTCATACCTAGTTTGAGATAATAATTCTTTTTTAAATGCAAATGTAGCCGCTGTAGCGTGGTTTTGTTTATACGGCCCGCATTGATATATTGCATTTTTAGAATCGAAATATATATGCATTTCTGATGAACCTGCAAATAAAATTTTTGGATTTTGTTGTAAAGTTTCTACTGCGTGCGAAATTCGTTCAGGGGGATAATAATCATCGTCATCCATATAAATGATAATATCGCCGGAACATTTTGTATGCATTAAGTTTCTTTTTTTTCCAAGAACCATTTTTTCTTCATAATAAAAATATTTAACTTGTGGTATATCCTTGACGAGATCACCAATAGGATCAGTTCCATCGTCAATAATAATCCATTCAATTCTATCTTTTGGATATGTTTGATGTTCAAAACATTTAATCATAAATGGAATAAAAGGTCTTCTATTAAATGTTGGAGTACATAAACTAACAAAAGGTAAAGATTTTTTTGATTGTTTTTTTTTACCCATATTTAAAATTTAATAATTAATATTTAAATTGTTTATTGTTTATTGTTTATTGTTAAATAATTAAACGAATCTTATTTGATATTTTTTACCCTTTTTACTTTTTTTACCACCATTTTGTGTTTGTGTTGCTTGTTGTTCACTTCCCGTAGTCTCGTTTTTTGTTAGTTCTTTATATGTATTTATGTCATTTAAATTATCGTCTTCATAAATAGGTATAGGATCACATATTTTAACTAATTGAGGATCTTTATAATTTATTTTTTCAATGCTTAATGGTGTTATATCTTGTCTTATTTTACTGCTAAACCCATCTACATCTGTAGGCATTTCATTTGTATAAAATCCCATAAAATAAGCAAAAATTATGGCTAATATAATACCAACAATAGAATTAACGCCTAAATATATAATTCCGTTTATAAATAAGCTTATTGTTGCAAGAATAATAAAGAAAAATTGTTTATATGCGAATGTATTTTTAATAAAATCGACAATATTCATTTGTTTATTAATTTTGTCTACCTTATATGTAGCAAATAATGGAGATATTAATCCATAAAATGTAAAAAATGTTGGTGTTATAAATGTAGATATTAGTCCAATCCACCACCAAATAAAGCAAAATAATATTAATTTTAGTCTAAAAAAACTAATTTTGTCATTTGATTCCCATTTTGTATTATCGTCAGTAGAAACATTTCTAAATAAATCAGGTATATTTATTATATGATAAAAAATACTTATACAAACATTAAAATAATATAATGCTATCCATAAAAATATTCCAAAAAATCCATAAATAAACATAATGAATGACTCAGGAAGGTAACCTAAATAATAAAAAACAGTATTAATTACCATAAAGTTTTTAGCAACAATATTATCATAGACAGAAGAGAAAAATAATGAAGCATTTGCTGACAAACCTCCATTAGGATTATGTGCTTTCTTTTTTAAAGAACATAAAAAACTATTTGTAAAACTTTCTAAATATTCTTTAGAATTAAAAGTTGCTTTTTGTGATAATGTATCTGTATTTTTAGAAAAAATAGATGGTCTCATAATATTTATATCAATTTTGTTATTATTTTCGACAATTCGATTAAAAATTGTATAAGGCGCTAATGTAATATCATCAGGTAAAATATTTGCTTGAGCAACTTTTGTTGTATATAATCCCAATGTTCCAACAATAAAAATAGTTATAATTATAGTAAAAATAATACTTAATAAATAACTTAAAATAAATTTTTTATAATCTTTATAAGTAATTGTTGTTTCTTTGTTTTTCTTTTTATCTACAGCGCTAGTATCTTCTGTGGTTGACATTAGTTATAATAAATGTATATTAAATTCTTGTAATTTATTTTATTTAATTTATAAAATAAAATAAAATAAAATTTATATATGTATATACGTATTTTAGTAGTTATATAAATAAAATCTAAATTGTATATATGGATCTTGATTATAAATATACAATAATTTATATAGGGTTATGTTTATTTTTATTTTGGTTAATAATAAAATATGGTTCATTAGTGTGTAATAGTTTGAAAATAGTGGAAGGATTAACTAATTTTGAAAAATATTCACATCAAATAATACCTTATCCTGAAGATGCTTTAATAAATTATAATGATATCAATTCGCCTCAATATAGTCATACAGTAAATTTACCAATTAATGATCTTGTTAGTTGTAACAATTTTTGTGGTCCAAATGCTCAATGTTTATTAACAAGAGAACAATGCACATCTGATATAGATTGTCAAGGTTGTAATCCAGGTCCGAAACCACAAAATACGTGCATAACAAAAGATGTAGATCCATATGATGCAACTGGTAAATTAGGACAAAATCAAGGTTTACAATATAGTCCGTTAACAACAGGGTATAATAATCATAATGCTGATTTTGCACAAGTATATGAAGGTTCAAAGGAAGTTCAATTGAAGAGACCGTATGAAGGCTTAGATATATGGACCGATCCTTTTAATAAAGGATTAGAATTGTATAATAGAAAAAGAAAAATAGCAGACAAGTATAATCAAGGTATATCACAACAAATACATGACACTGATTCAAATACGTCATCTTATGAGACAAAATATCCAATGACAATATCAGCAACTGGACTATTTTATGAGACAACTCCTCCAGCTTCAAATGCATCGATAAATTAAGTATATTATGTTGCATAAACTAAACCAACATTGCCCGACACAAATTGCACAACATTAATTCTCTCTTCAAACAAATGTAAATCAAAATTATAATCATATATTCTCCAGGTCGGTTTGTTTACACCAATTATGCTGCCAGTTTCGGGATCACATATTGTCAAACTTTGAGCTAATGGATCTAATGGAGGAATAATTGTTGTAAATTCTAATTCGATCTGATTAAATCTACTCATATTTATAGCACCAGATGGTTGTAAATCAGCATTATTTGAATGAATACTAAAATTATAACAATATAATCCTGGAGGAGCATTACCAGTTGTTCTCACATATTTTTCAATATAATCAAATACCCCTGCTGGTTGTATATTTTCTCTATAAGATCCATCTAATAAAATTCCCATAGCAACTAATATAAGTTTTTCATTTTCAGGATTATATGATTGATTAATAACAAATCCGGTTAATGTTCCATCTGGATTTACACCAGGACCAATTTCTACGGGTGTTAATATTCCGTTTATTGTCCTATAAATCGTGTATGAGCCTGATGTTGGTGCTTGAATAACATTTATTGGTAAATAATTGTATGGCCAATTTGTGTAATTAGACCATTCATTCCTTAAATTAGCATCACTGCGTTGAAAATAAAATAACCAATTAGAAATCATTCCTAATGAATCCAATTGTACTTTATTTGGTCCAGTTACGTTTGGAAATATTCTTTCGTGAACTTGTTTAATTAAATATTTTTGTTCATTTAATGCAAATAATCTTTGTTCATCATTTGATAAAAAACAATAAGTACAATTTAGATGAACATCAGCATTCCATAATGTTCTTTGATCAGAATACGAATCAATATCGAGGCATACATCAGGAGGAGGTTGTAGA